GGATAAATGTCATCAGTGTTGAAATTACTGCTCAAGATGACTTCCATGAGTTGAGAGTTGATGTTGAATACCGTATTGTTGGTCAACCTCTTGTACAAACTATAGACTTTATCTTACAGCGAGCGGAGTAACATGATTCCAACCGACCTTACAGCGATGGACTTCAACTCCATCAAGGCATCCATTAAGGATTACTTGAGGACTCGTCCAGAATTCACAGATTTTGACTTTGAGGGCGCAACTCTGTCATATCTGATTGATGTGCTCGCTTATAACACTTATTATTCCGCCTTCAACGCAAATATGGCGGTTAATGAGGCATTTTTGTCCTCAGCAACGATCAGGGACAACGTTGTAAGTATTGCGAAGCTCTTAGATTACACTCCACGCTCTTCTAGGGCGTCAAAAACTTGTATTTCGTTCTCGGTACAGACAGAACTGTATAATGGAGTGTTCCCTCAGTTCGCAACCCTCAAAAAAGGCGTTGTGGTTACTGGTGGAGACTATAATTTTGTAACACTGCAGGATATTAGCGCAAATACCGATAATACTGGAGTTGCCACTTTTAATAAGGTTGTAGCATATGACGGTGCTAACCTAACTCACTCATATACGGTATCTTCGTTCAAAAAACAGAAGTATGTCATTCCTTCCGATAAGGTTGATACTTCTACACTGCAAGTAACGGTAAAACAGAACGCACAGTCCACTCAGGAGGACGTATACGTCCTTGCAACCGATGTTACGACTCTAGATGCCGAATCTAGGGTTTACTTCCTCACAGAGACCGAGGATTTACGTTATCAACTGAATTTTGGTGATAATGTTATCGGTAGAGAACTGGAAGACGGTGAAGTAATCAATATCTCGTATGTTAGGACTCATGAGGCACTAGCAAACGATATTAGTTCGTTTGATTTTGTTGGAGTTGTTGTAGATCAGTATAATCGCCCCATTAGCAGTATTGAAGGTGCTCTGACAGTAAATGAAAGGTCACAACTTGGAGATATCCCCGAAACAGTCTCTGAGATCAAGTTCTCTGCCCCTAGAACGTACACTACGCAACTTAGAGCAGTAACTGCCCAAGATTACGCTTTCATCACTAAGAAGGTCTACGAGAACGCTCAATCGGTGATTGCTTTTGGTGGTGATCAACTATCACCGCCGATTTACGGTAAAGTTTACGTTGCAGTCAAAACTAAGACTGGAAACACTCTTAACAACGCCTCAAAACTGCAAATTGCTAAAGATTTGCAACAATATGCAATGGCGTCTATTGAACCCGTTGTTATTGATCCAGAATTCCTTTACGTTCCAACTTCTCTGTTCGTATTTTATGATCCTACGAAAACTAGTAAGAGTATTTCTGAATTGCAGAACTTGGTTCTCGGATCTATTGAGCAATTCGCTGGACAAGAGAATATCAACAACTTTGGGTCTACTTTCTCACTTTCAAAGTATGAGAAGGCAATTGCCCTTGCAGATAACGCTATTGACTCCGCATCAGTCCAGACGACGCTTCTGCGTTACATGTAACCCAAAGAGGACACGGTTGATACCTATTGTATTGACTTTGGTTCACCAATCTACGACTCCAACCCATCTAACGACACTGGTGGAGGTGGTGGAACTGGTGATGACGGTACTGGTGGTGGCGATGGAAATGGCGGCGATGGCACGGATGGTAACGGCGGCAATGACATGATTTGTTATAAAGAACCAGTTATTAACTCTGGTCAGTTTATTACCACCGATAGACCTGATGTTATCCAATATTTTGAAGATGATGGTTTTGGTAATTTGAGAACTTATTACAACAGTGGTTCTAGTAAGATTTACACTAATAATGAAGCGGGAACTGTAGATTACAGTAGTGGAAAAATTTGTTTTGGACCAGTATCAATCACAGAACCAGTAAATCAACTTCCTGTACAGATTATTCCAACAAACATCTCTACAGTTACTCCTGCAACCCCTGGAACGGTAATCTCACTTCCCATTCCGAACATTACTGTTGTTCCTGTTGGAACCCTGCCTCCTCCTACAATCCCGCTAAATAATCTTACGCCCGACCAGTTCCAGCAACTGCCTGCGACGATTACCCCGATTGAAATTACCAACACTGGTAACCTTAATAATATCGCCTGTTTCTGATCTAATATACCACGTCAATGAGTCATTCAAACAAGGTCTCTCAGAATATCCTTAATCAGCTCCCTGATTTTATCAAGGCTGATTATCCTGCGTTTGAAAAATTCTTAGAGTATTACTATAAGTCCCAAGAGAAGACGGGACAACCGCAGAATATTATCAATGAGTTTCAGAAATATCTGAACATTGACGAGTATGATTTCAGTTTGATTAGGAGTGACTCTCAGTTGTTGGAACCTGTGTCCGCAACTGATGATGTTATCACTGTTGAGAGTGTTGATAACTTCTTAGATAAGAATGGTAGTATTCTCCTGAATGACGAGATTATCTACTATGAAGAGGCAAACAAGTCTCCTGAAATCTCTCTGACTGAAGGTATTTCCTACGAAGAGTATAGGGAAAAGTGGGTTGAACTCCAAAGTCCCTATATGGACTTTAACGGTGTACAAAGGACTTTCCCAATCCTGTCCCAGGACAATCCGATTGCTCCTCCTTCTAATGATCACCTGATCATTCGTCTGTTTGGCAAATATCAGATTCCTGGTGTTGATTATGTTGTACAAGGTACTGATGTAGTCTTTACTGATCCTCCAAGATCTCCTAACCCTTCAGACTCTATTGAAGAGACTGCAATTTTCTATCTCAAGGGTTTCCTGCAGGATCCTATTGAAGAGGTTGACAATATCAACACTTTGTTCAACTCTTCTAGAACTGAGTTTCCTCTTGAAGTTGATGATGTTAACTACAATCCTGTTCTTCAGGTTTATTTGAACGTCATTATCAATGATGAACTTTTGGTTCCCTTTACAGACTTTAGTGTCATCAATAGGGATGGTGCGTATTTTCTCAAACTGAAGAATGCTCCACCTGCTCAGGCAAGAGCATATATCGGTTCTGTTGAGGCACCTATCAGCAGTTTTGGCACTGGTGCTGCTGCTATTGCTCAGGTTTCTAATGACGGAAGTCTTAGTGGCATCAAAGTAAAGTCTGGCGGTTCTAACTATCGCCTCCAGTATCCTCCCGCTGTAGAAGTGGTAACTACCACAGGTGGAGGTGGCGCGTCTGCATATTCTCTCGTTAATGGTATCAAATCACTTTCTCTTCTGGGTGGTGGTGCTGGTTATAGCGATCTGAATCCTCCCATCGTAAATATTGAGTCTCCTACTGCTGCTGGTGGTATTCCTGCAACTGCAAAGGCAGTTGTGACCAATGGCCAGGTAACCAGTCTGGAACTTCTTAACTCTGGTAGCAACTACACTTTCACTCCCAGAGTTACTTTCCTTGATCCTGGTGGTTGTGTGCTCACTACACCTACCATTGACGTTAATGGTTCTATTGTACCCGATTCCATCACTATTGAGTCTGCTGGTAAGGGATATACTGTTCCTCCCACCATTTATGTTGATGCTCCGACTGGTGCCGATCCTTTACAGGCAGAGATCGTGGCTCAGATTGGCGATGATGGGACTGTAACGGGATTTACCGTAACTAACCGAGGAAGAGGTTATCTTACCGCTCCTAGGATTGCTGTGATTGATCCTGGTGCCGCTCAAATCCTTGACACTAAGGTTGATTCTACTGGTAGAGTTATTGAAATTGAACTTCTCTCTGGTGGTTCTGGATATGTTGATATTCCCTCTATCTACATTGTAGACAACCGCAAAGATAATTCTGGCGCATTCATTGGTGGTACTGGTGCTACGGCAGTTGCATCTATCTTTAATGGTCAGATTACTGACATCAATATTACCAACTTTGGTACTGGATATGATGCTGCCAATCCTCCCAAAGTCGTAATTCAGCGTCCCCCTTCAGCAAATGCTTCTGCTGAAGTTGGATTTGGAGAAGTTACTGGTTTCCGTGTTGTAGAGGCTGGCACCGACTACACCAAAGCACAGTTTATTGGTTGTTCTCGTGGTGTATCGGGCATTGTTGGATATGACACCGATGGTAATGCAATTTACGAAGAAAGAACCGTACCTGTTGCGCATAGCATTGGTGAGGTAGCAAAATGTCTGGATGGCGTCTTCATTGAGAAGATGCTCAGTAAATTTACTGAACAGTATCTTCCTGATATTCCTAAGATTGACTTTAATAAGATCAATATCAACACTGTTATTAAAACCATCCGTACCTTCTACTCATCTAAAGGTACGAGAGGTTCTATTGCATATCTTTTCAAGATTCTCTATGGTGAGGATGTAAGCGTATCTTATCCCAAAGAGCAGATTGTAAAACCCTCTGCTGCTAGTTGGCAGGTTGATACCATTCTACGTTGTGTTGTTGAGCGTGGTAATCCTCAAGATCTTAAGGATGGTTTCCTACAACAGTTCCAAGATCAGGTTGACCCCAATATTGGTAGTGCATCTGCTCTGATTGAGAACTTCATCTCAATTAAAACTTCGGAACTGGAAATCTTTGAACTCGTTCTCTCTGAGGAGACGATTCAAGGTTCATTTACTATTCCTTATAAGACAAGACTTGCTGAAGGTATTAACACTACTGAAAGTGTTCTGACTGTTGACTCTACCATTGGATGGCCTGAGAGAAACGGCGAGATCCTTGTCGGTACAGAACTTATCAGATATAAAGAAAAGTCACTCAACCAGTTTATTGAGTGTACTCGCTCCGTAAATAATATTGTTGAAGATTGGGATGCTGCAACTGAAGTTACTTCTAACTTCTATGCCTATGTGAATTATGGAACTGACCAAGAGGTCGTTGTCAAGGTTGTCGGTATTATCAAGGCAGAGAATACCACTCTGACCGATGATGGAACTTATTAT